GATTATATAGCTAGGGTTTATGCCTTACCACCTAAATATGGAAATATTTCAAAAGCTTACATTGTCCAAGACGATCAATTAAATGAAACTCCACAAGCAGAAGGAGCAAATTATTTTATTAAAGAAGAAGATATAGGTAAAAAGATATCTGCATTATCAAGTAGAATTCCAAACCCATTAGCTTTAAATTTATATGTGTTAGGATTAGATCAAAATAATTACTTAACTAAATTGAACAGAGCTGTAAAAGAAAATATTAAAACTTACTTTAGGCAATTTAGATCATTAACAGATGCAATTAATATTAAAGATGCTTGGGTTATTAATATTGGAGTAAAATTTGCTATTCTAACGAAATCAAGTTATAACAAAAATGAGGTAGTGTTGAGATGTGTAGATAAGATAAAAACATTTTTTGATGTGGATAAATGGCAATTAAATCAACCAATTATATTGAGTGATATAGCATACCAGCTTTCTTTAGTAGAAGGAGTTGCTTCAGTTATTCCTCCCGCGGATGATAATCCAAATAAATTGCCAGTATTAATAACAAATAAATTTAAAAAGTCAGAAGGGTATTCTGGAAATCTTTATGATGTAGAAGATGCTACCGTAGATGGAATAGTTTACCCATCATTAGATCCTGCTGTATTTGAAGTTAAATATCCAAATGTGGATATTCAAGGTAGAGTAGTGGGAACTAACGTAGGTATGACAACGTATTAGGAGAGTTAAATGCATTTTTTCGAATTCGCACAAAAAGACGCTACATTATATGAGGGTGAAGCAACGCAAAGTGTAAATACTGGATTAGATGAGATATTAGAAATACAAAAGAAAATGAATGATTCTGGAACTCAGATAAATGTTTCTAGAATTTTAATTCAATTTGATATAGCAAATATATCTTCATCTATTGTAGCAGGAACAGTTCCATCTAATGCAGAGTTTTTCTTAAATATGTATGATGCTGCATCTGTAGAATTAAATACTAGCCAATCACTATATGCTTATCCAACAAGTCAAAGTTGGGATCAAGGAGTAGGAAAACTTTCTGATATGCCTCGTACTACTGAAGGTGTAAGTTGGAGATATAGAGATGGTGAAACAGCTGGAACACAATGGATAAGCGGTTCGAATAGTACAGGAGGTGCTTGGCATAGCGGTAGTGGAAACGAAGCATCACAATCGTTTGATCATGAAACAACTGATATGAGAATGAATGTTACAGATATTATGAAGAAGTGGTTAAGTGGGTCAATTCCTAATTTTGGTTTTATGGTTAAAAGGACTGGTAGTATTGGTAATACTTCTTCTTCTTTGGATGAGGCTAGTTCAGGATCTCTTGGTCATTTTGCATTCTTTTCAAGAGACACACATACAATTTTTCCACCAAAATTAGAAGTAGAATGGGATGATTCAAGTTGGAATACGGGATCTTTAAGCGCACTTTCTGCTGATAATATTGATAACTTAACACTTTATATGAAAAATTTAAGAGATGAGTATAAGGATAATAGTTTAGTAAAATTAAGGATTGTAGGAAGAGAAAGGTTTCCTGCTAAAAGTTATTCAACATCATCTCAAAATCTTTCAGTAAAATATCTGCCTAGTGGAAGTCAGTATTCAATTAGAGATGCTTTTACAGAAGATGAGTTAGTTGGATTTGGTACGGGTTCTTATTTAAGCTGTGATGGTAATGGAAATTATTTTAGATTGGATATGAATGCGTTTCAACCTGAAAGACATTATAGAGTTTTATATAGAGTTGTTAGTGGAAGTGGAGCAACAAGAACTGATCAGTTTGTAGATAAAGATTTTATTTTTAAAATAAGTAGGTAGTAAAATGCCATATACACAAGATGAATTACAAAATTATGCTTTTTATCAGCAACTTCGTAATCAAGATATTGAAAAGTATTATGATAAAATAAGAAATTTAGTCAATGAAGCTGCTGTTTCAAGATCTGCAGTAGAACCACATAGAAATTCTGCAGGTGCATTTCTTTCATTTGAAGAAGAAGTAAATGAAAGTAGAATAGGTTTGAGTAGAGAAACACCAAGTGAATATTTACCAATTGATCAAAATAGTCCCCAATATAGACAAGATATTAGTTTAGAAAAAATTATAGCTAGAGGTATAGCTAGTTTAAAAGAACCTGCAAAAAAATTAGGAACTGTTCCATTAGATCCACAAATAGAAGGAGGACCTTCAACAATTAGATTAAAAAATGGAATGGTAATTAGTGATAAAGATTTAACAGAAATTTATTATTTACAAAATAATAAAAAGAGAAGTTTTGTAAACAATGATATTTTTCGTTCATATGAAGATGTATTTTATCCAGGAGGAATGGGGTTAACTTTTATAATTAAGATTGAATTAACATCTTTGAATGCTATTAAAAATGGTAATAATTTACCGTTTTATTTTTCTAGTATAGGAATACCTGATCCTATAAATGAAACACCATCTACAGATACAGATGATTATGATCCTGATACTGATTATGATGATAGTGGTGATGAATGGCCATTTAACGATCCACAATGGGATCCCCCAGCAAACCCAGCTCCAGGAGATGTATATGAATTTGACAGTGTTAATTATTATTGGAATCCAACCCAAGGTAGTTGGGTAGCGGGGACTTAAAAATGCCATTAGAAAATAGAACAAGATTTGATCCAAAAGATTTAGAATTAATTAAGCACGGTCCAGAAAGAGTTATTGGTTCAGTAGCTGCTTATAATTCACCACCGTTTGGAGATAGTGATCGTGATTTTGTAGAACTAAATATTTATGATTTAAATGACAATTATATACAAACAGTTATTTTAAGTTCTGAAGATTGGGTTATTCAAAATGAAGATATAAAAGTAAGACCAGGAGAAGATTTGAGAAAACTTGGTTTCCAGAGTGGAGAATATAAAGTAGAATATAATTTTTTTAGAGAAATGGGTGGTTCTGAGAATAGTGTTTTAATAGATGAGGATTCTAGAATTTATAATGGAGATTTTGAATTTAACTCACAAGGTAAGTTAATTGCAGCAGATGGATCAAATAAAAAATTAGAATTAATAGATAATAAATATTTTATACACGACATATCACCTGATAGAACTGAAGTTAGGTTAGCGCCACATAAAATCCAAAACTCTAAATATAAAAGTGAATTTGAACAATTACAATCTGATTACTCTTTTATTACTTCAGATTCAGTTAGAGTAGCTGAAGGGTTTGATTCTTTAAGGTTTATACATACCGCAGTTAGTGGTTCAGAAACAGGGTCATTTACTAATCCAGAAGATTCAGTTAATATTAGTTTAGCATTGGCTCCAGGCGATGTTGGTTTTACTCCTGAGATGGCGGGATCTGATCTTTTAATTGAAGATGTTTTTTATTTTGGAGATGAAGCAGACACTTTTATTGAATTTGGAGCAGATACTGCAGGAACAAATTGGGGGACCCCACCGTATACTGATCGAACTAGAGATCCTGACAGACATATATTTCCAAAATTCAATGAACACCACAGTAGAACTTTAAAATATGATCAATCAGATTATATAGATGATGATGGTAATAGAGTTCCCCTTGACTATGATGCTTTTTATGCTCAAATATATTATAATGCTCCTAATCACGAAGCAGATGATGATGATATGGCTGAAGCTGCATTTAATAAGCGTAGTAATCTAGCATCAGGATTGTTACATAAACCTTTTATACAAAAGAATGTTATTGAAGGAAGGATTATTTCACAACCAATAGCTCCTGGATTAAGAGGGGCGCGGGATAATGGAATTATGTTTACTCCAGTAATCAGAAGTACATTAAATGTTAAGAAGATGCTTTGGACATTTACAAATAATGGAAGACCAGATACACAAGAATTTAGGGGAAACTCTTTTACAGTTGAAAGTGGTGGTCCAAATGAATATATTATACCTTATGCAGATATTATTATGGCTGGAGCATATGGCTTCGGAAATGGACAACATGAAGGAATCACATCAGCTGAAGTTAACGATCCTTACAATTTTCATACTTATAAAGGTTATGATAATCCATGGTTAGTAGAACATATGACATCACCAACTGCATTTGATGAACTTGGAGCTTCACAGCATATTGGGTTTACAAGTCCTGGAATTTACGATGTAAAGCTAACAGTAACATTTGAATATGGATTGAAAGAGAGAACCTTACAAGTTGAGAAAAAAAGATATTTGCAAGTTCAACCAGATTATAATCCAGATGATGTATCACTCGGAAACCAAGAAGGTTTTGTATCCGCCTTGTAGGTTAGGAGAAAATTATGCCAATTAGATATCCATTACAAGATCATAGTGATTCCGATCCAATATCTATACCTAGTATTCTAAGTCTTTCCTCAGAAACATCAAAGGTAGTAAATGGAATTGTACATATTGCAGATAGTGATCCATTTGAACTTCGATTAGATGTAACTTCCTTATCTTTTACACCAGACAAATATACATGGATTAAAAATGGAGCAGGTTGGACTACACAAACTATTAATACACTTGAATCAAATCTTGGTGTAGGAGAATATGAGATAGAGGTACGTGCATATACTGATGCATATATAGCAGGTACTGATGGGGCAGGAGACCAATTAACTGTAACTATAATGCATATTAATGTGGTTGCATCTGAAAGTTTATTATTAGCTAAAAATCCAATTTATGCACCTTTTAGAGCAAGAATTAAAGAAGTAATTTCACCAACTGAAATAAAAATTGATAGAAATATTAATAAATACTCAGAAGGATTGGTTGGGTTACAATCAATAAATGCTGATGTGAGACTTCCAAAATGGAAAATAAGAAGTCAATTTCAAAATATGAAAGACTTCACTACATTATTAAGACTTGGTAATGATAATACTGCATTGATTGTTAATTACGAAGTAGATACACAAACCTTTTCACAAAGACCTAATTCTATTATTTATAAATTATATAAACCTATACAAGATAGTGTTAATATTAAAGATAGTGCTTATGTTGTTAGAGAAATGATTCCTCCGCATGTGGAGCATGTTAAGTTAGTTGAATTTGAAGAAAGTGATTTGGGAGATTATGTATTAAGGCAAAAAGATATTGATTCTTTAGAATCTCCAGTTGTTAAAAGAAAAACAGAGTTTAAAAACTATAATCAGTTAGTAGGATCTGGATCAGAGTTTGTAGTTAATAAATTAGTTAATGAACATTTAAGTGGAAGTATTTCTGTTAAATTAAATATAGATTATAATAGATATCAAAATTATTCTCATTTTGGATCAGCAAGAATGAGAGTAGAAAATTTTAGAACTAAATTAGAAAATATTGAACATTATAATGCACAAAGCCAATCATTAGATTCATACAGTGGTTCGTTAAATGATATTAGAAAATATGAAAATCTTAAAAATGAAGTTATAAATAACTTTGATGGTTATGAAAGACATCTTTATTTTGATAGTTCATCAGCTTATTCTAGCTCATTGGGTCAGTTTTTTGATACAGCATGGCCTAAAACGGGGGGGTCTGGAAATATTAGAAGCCCTTATACATTGGCAAATACTACTGCTTCAATAGCTACCACTTGGTACAGTCAAAGTTATTCTTCAGCTTCTTTTTATGATTTAAATAATCAAAATAGAATGGCAAATTTATTGCCAGATCATATAACTGGAGATCCTCAAAATGAAACGTTTTTAAAGTTTATGGATATGGTAGGACATTATTTTGATGATATATGGGTTTATATAAAAGCGTTAGGAGATTTAACTGATAGAAGGCAAAAGATTACAGAAGGTTTGGCAAAAGATTTAGCTTTTGATTTAGCTAAATCTATGGGTTGGGAATTAAAAACTGGAAAAGATTTACTTGAACTTTCACAATATACATTAGGTTTAAACCCAAGTGGTTCAAATTATCCTACTTATTCTGATACTCCAGAATCAGATATAGAAAAAGAAATATGGAAACGAATTATGTTAAATATACCATATTTTTTGAAAACAAAAGGAACGGGGAAAGCATTAAAGGCATTGATTGCTTGTTATGGTATACCATCTACAATTCTAAGAATTAATGAATATGGTGGATTAAACTTTTCAGGTAGTGAAGCAATATTTGAAATAACTAGAAAATTTACAAGAGCAGTGGATTTTAAAGGTGAACAATTTGTTTCTTCTTCATGGCCAGATCAGGATTCAAAAAAACCACATACTGTTGAACTTAGATTTAAAGCTGCTAGTGGATCTACTCAAACATTGGTTCAAAAGAATGATGGTGTTACAGATAAAAGTTCAAAGTGGGCTATTATATTAAAGGATAACGATTCTCCAGATAATAAAGGATATATTTCATTTAAGTTATCTGGATCTGATGGATATAAAGAAATTAGTTCATCATTATTTCCAGTATTCGATGGTGATTTTTGGTCTGTAATGTTAAGGAAGAAAAAAGTTTCTGCAAATAATTTATCACCAATAACAAATTCTTTATCAGGTACTCATTGGGTAAATGGAGCAAGGGGTGGAACTCTTACCGCTCACAGTGGTTCAGAAAAGAGAACAGAGTTTAGTTTAAGACATACTGCAACTGGAGATGATTCCTCAACATTAGGACATCATTTAGGTGGTGGAGCTTCTTTAGTATCTGCTTCAAAAGGAAATGAAATAGAACTTTCAGTATTTGCTGCTGCTAGTAGTAGTAATAATATGGAAAAAGGTGATGCTAAAGTTCAAATTCAATTATTTGAATTAGATTCTGAAGAAAAAATATTAGAATTTGCTGAATCTCAAGAAGAATTTGTTGATACTAATTGGAAAAGTATAAGAGTAAGAAAAACAATAACTAATCCATCAACGAAAACAGTATCTATGAGATTAAAAAATGTGAGAAGTGGAGATACTGTTTTTTATGATAATTTATCCTTAGTAACAGGAAGTACTGCTTATTCTGCAGATGAAAGAGATGATGCGGTAGCTTCTCAATATATGTATGAGTTGTTTACTAAAAAGTATGATTCTGGTAGAAGTGATATTCAATATGATTCAAGAGAGAGTTTATATATAGATGGTGCGGTTGCCGCATCTCATTCTTATAATGGAGCTTGGTCAGCTAGTGGTGATTTATATCTTGGAGGATCGGGTAGTACATTCGGAAAACAATTTACAGGTTCAATGATGGAATTTAGATTATGGACTACACCACTTAAAGAAACTAGATTTGAAAATCATGTAGCAGCTCCAAAAGCAATAGATGGTAATCATCCATCGGCTTCTTTTACTGACTTACCACTAAGATTTTCTTTTGATGATAATAAAAATTTAAGTACAGATAAATCAATACCAAATGTAGCACCAGATCAAGTATCTTTTGGAAAAACTGGTAGTTTATATCAATCTGGAAGTGCTGATGGTTTTGCTAATGAAACTAATTATTCATCTGTAGTAGATGAAATGAAAATGTTTGTTCCTAATGCAGGACCAAATCGTAGAAATGCTAAAAAGATAAGAATAGAAGCAACGACTTTGGTAACAGGAAGTTCATTAGAGAATTTTGATTCGGGAAGTGGAGATGAAGTAGATTTTGCTTTGAGTAGAAGAATAAGAAGAGAAGTAAGTGAATTTGATAGGAGAGATGTAGAATCTAATAGGTTATCTTTATTTTTCTCTCCAGTTGATGTAATCAATGAAGATATAATTTTATCAGTAGGTGATTTAGATTTTAATGAGTATTTAGGTGATCCTCGAGATCAATTTACATATCAGTATAGAGGATTACAAAAGGTTGCTAATCAATACTGGCAAAAGTATAGAGGCAAAAATAATTTTTGGGATTACATTCAAACGATAAAGTATTATGATCAATCTATGTGGGAACAATTTAAAAAGTTAATTCCCGCTAAAGCAAAAACAACTCTTGGTGTATTGGTGGAAGCTAATATTTTTGAAAGACCAAAAGTTATCTTAGGTCAATTACCAAGTCATGAAAGAGTAGATTATACAACTGAAATAAATGTAGGTTTAATGGAAGAAACTGGTTCAGATTTAAGAGCAGTTATGAGTATAACAGGTAGTAAACCAATGTATGAGGGAACTATATCAGAGAGTTTCTTTAGAGATCCTTCATTGTACTTATTAGGTTCTTCAGCTTCTCTTGAAACTTCAGTTTATGATCAAAGAGAGGGAAGATTTTATGCAACGGCATCTGTTAAAAGTTATTTTGGGTCTGGTAGTCAACATGAACAACCAACAAAATATTGGTCTGAGGCAGTATTCCCATTTATAAGTGCTTCAAGGTTTTCAGAAAAATATGAAGTGAAGGACTATTTTTACTCACAATCATTAGCTAGCGGGCAAGCTCAGCATGATGCTTTTTTAACAGGAAGTTTTGCAGAACATCCTGGAGATCATATGCCGCAAGGAACGGGTGGAGGAGCATATTCTTCATCATATTCAGAAGCACCTTATCATCCAATAAAAACTTTAACTATTTCACAAAGAAGATTATTTTTTGAAGGGTGTGTTAATAAGGCATCAACTACATATGGAACAATTGGTGGAGTATATAATATTCAGAGTACGGAACCAGTAGAAGTTTTTGGAAGTTCGCCAACGGCAATAGTTAAAGCGCCTGGTGGGGGAGCTGGATCAAAACTTCAAGTTAAGAAAAAAGGTGGGTTTGATGCAGAGGTATAAGAATTAAACAATATAAAAAATTTATGAATTCACTATTTATATATGAAATGTTTTATTTTGTAGAAATTTCATATTTTTATGAATCATATATTTATTAATAACAAAGGAGTTAAATATGGGTTTTCTCGACAGTACATCAGTAACAGTTGATGCAATTCTTACTAAAAGAGGTAGAGAACTATTAGCAAAAGGTGAGGGTGAATTTAAAATAACAAGATTTAGTTTGTCAGATGATGAAGTAGATTATGGATTATATGATACAACTCATCCAAATGGATCTAATTTTTATGGTGCAGTAATAGAGAATATTTCTCTTTTAGAAGCATTCCCTTCAGGTAAGGTACAATATTTTTTAATAAATGGTGAAGGTAATGTAACAGGTGTTATTAATATGGATACCAGTGCAAGAACATATAATGGTAGTCAAATTGATGTTTTTACACCATCAACCCAAAATGTTACAGACGATGCTTACATATATACACTAGGTAATTCTACAGTAGGAACTTTAATAGGATTAGGAGCAGGTGGTACTGGAGAAGGTGATGGTTCTGAAGGTGGTGAAGTAGTTGTTCGAGGTTCTTCGTGTAGATTTACAGCAGCTAGTAATCTTGAGAAGGATTATACTTCAATAATTACTATTATGGGAGTTACTTCACGAGCAACCGCAACGATTAATATAACTGTAAAGAAAACGGTTATTGCGGCTTAATATACTAAAAGGAGTTTGATATATGTTTCAGATATTTGAAGAAGAAAACGATGTAATCAGAGGGCAGATTTCTACTATATCATCGGGTATGTGGTCTGAAGGCAAAGGGAATTTGAGTGATACTACAGGAGGTGGTATGCATTCATCCTCAGCACAGAGTTCAAGTACTGGAGATTATTTTGTAGAAGTATATAATAAAGCTGTTTCTGATACTTCAGCAGAAAGACAATTTTCTGTAACTTATGGACATAAACAAGGTAGTGGTTCTGTTGGAACAGTTGGAGCTACAGGAGAAAGAGTTTCTGCCGCAGTATATGGTCAGTTTAATAATTTAATTAACCCACAAGAAACCACACATTTTTCATTTAAAGGGCAAACTAAAAACAGTGATGATATTTATGCTATTACCATTAATAGATCTCGTATGAGAGAAAAGGTGGATCCTGGCAATTGGGAACTGCGTATTAGTGGTGGTACTGAACAAACAAGGACTCTTAAACTAATTGATGATAGTAGTACTAATACTAGTCCTTCTGCTAAAGAAGTTGGTACAGAATATAATATAGTTAGTGGTAGTATTTCTTCAGGAGTAGCAAGTATAAAAACAGCAGCCGATTCAGAAACTACATATGGTTCTTATGGATATTTCTATCCTGATATTGGTGTTCTTATTTTAAATCCTAGGGCATTAAGTGGTAGTTATGCACATAATGCCACTACGACTGCATCTAATACTGCAAATAATAATCATATCACTTTATTTAATTCTATAACAGGTAGTGGACACTTTGCTGCCCGAAGAGAAGAAAGAGTTTCTTCTAACCATTACTTTGTGAGAGTTAAAAATAAAGATTTTAATTACAGTCAAAATCCAACTTGGTCAAGTGGTTCGGATGGGCAGATTTTAGTAGATGCATTTAAGGGAAATCCGAAAACTTATATAACCACGATTGCTTTATATGGTAATCTTTCGGATGAAATTCTAGCAATAGCAAAACTAAGTAAACCTATTTTAAAGGATAAAACTAGAGAAGCATTGATCAAAGTAAAACTTGACTTCTAGTAATCAGAGGATTGAACGATGTTCAAAAATTTGAACCCCGAAGATGTATCAATTAGACCTTTTCAGGTATATAAAAGATTCACCTTTTCCAATTCAGATAGTGGTAGTGGTGTTTATGCTATTAATGCGTTAAGCAGTAGTACCTTTAATTTCACTTCTTCTGGCGCACCATCTCAGAGTTTTGGTGCATTTAATTCCTTATCATCTTCCTTAGAAAAAGAACCTTACTGGGCAACTTTTTATAAACTTCCTGTTTATGGAACAATCAAACAACTTTATTACAAAGATTTAGAAGTACATGGAGATTTAATCAATACTGAACATTGGTTGAAACCATCATCAAGTCTTTCACCAGTATTATCTTCTTCAGCAGGAGATGTTATAACTACAACCTATACATCAAGACAGTTAGGAGAAAAAGTTAATGTTATTACAATACCAAGAAAGTTTTTTGGTGAAGTAATTAGACCTGGATCTGTTGTATTGAAGGATGATAGTTTAGATTCTACTTTAGAGTTAAGGGATGATGCGCAAGGAAATTTATATGATTTTGCTTATTCGCAAAGTTACTCTTTAGCTTCACAATCATTTGGGAGTGATGGTCAGATAAGTGGAAGTGTTATTGGAAATATAGTCTATGAACATGGTATTATAATGATAACTGATACTGGTTCAGCATATGGAAAAGTAGGAGAAACTTCAGGCAGTGATGGTTGGGAAGTTAAATTCCAATCTACTCATACAATCTATGAAAGAGAGTATGTATGCAGTGTTCAACCAAATGAATTACAAAGAACTACAAATATAAGTTTATTTCCAGGATATAGTGGAAGTTGGAAAATGGGAAGTGGATCTATTTCACCATTTATAAGTGCTTCTGATTCTATTTTTAATGTTATGAGTATTCCTCCTGGAAGTAGTTCTTATAAAGAATTTTATAATGCAACTGCAAGTTTTCTACCAGTAGTAACAGCTTCTGAATTCGCACCATATATTACTACAATAGCTTTATATAATGATCAATATCAAAGATTAGCGGTAGGGAAATTATCTAGACCAATTAAAAACGATCCAGATTTAGCTATGACTTTTGTTGTGAGGTTTGATACATAATAATGCCAAATAGAAAAGCAAAAGATAGAAAACGTAAAAGGATGCTTCTTAATAAGAAGTTAACTGCTGAAGGTAGAACTGCTAAACAACATAAGAAGTGGTTGACTAAACAAAAAGAAAAGGGTACACAATTGCCTGTATATGGTAGATGATGATTAAGTTAAAAGATATTTTATTTGAACGAGATGAAAATGATACCAATAATACTGGTGGAGTTTTATACTGCTATGGTGATAATAAAATTTTACTATGTTTAGGTTCACGTTCAGGTAAATGGAATGTTCCCAAAGGTCATATTATGATTGGAGAAGATCCATTAGAAGGGTCAATGAGAGAATTTACAGAGGAAACTCAAATTATATTAAACGGAGTTCCTGAGTTAGTTAAAACATATAAAAAAGAAAATGGTGGAAGGTTCTATTTATATATGTTAAGAGGTGAAAAAAGATTTGTACCACATTTAGACCATGAGCATATAGATTGGGGATACTTTGATAAAAGTAATTTACCAGAACCATTAGATGAGTGGGTTAGGGAAGCTATAGAGAAAAATAATGATTAAGTTAAAAGAATTATTAACAGAATTAACTGATGCCGATATAAAAATTGGTGATGCTTATCATGTAAAATCACATCAAGGAAAAATGATAGAATTTGTTTATAAAAAGAAATCTAATGGATGGGTAACAATTGAATATCAGTTTAAACCACAATATGGTTCAGGTGGATTTATGAGTGTAGCACATACTCGAGCAGATGGAGTAGATAATTGGGGGAAGAATAAAAAGATTAAAATTACTTCTCAAATGAAAAAACAAATGATAAAAACTTTACAAGATGCAATAAAAAGTAAATACAAAGGTTCGCAAGAAACAGAAATATTGTTAAGAAATAATGAACGATTACATTCAGTATTAAGTTGGGTTAAGAAATTAAAATGATTAAACTAAAAGATTTGTTAAAAGAAAGAATTGACTATCAAGACACTGCTTCTCAAATTGTAAAATCTTATAAGTTAAAATCTAAAATAAAATTCGGTGTTGGTAAAAATAAGGGTGATTACGAATGGAAATCGGATACAATAAATTTAAGACCCAGTTATAGTTCAATTAAAGAATTTTTAATAACAGTATTGCACGAAATACATCACGCTCTTCAAAGAAAGAAAATGGGTGCTAGTAAGTATGAAAAGGTATACCAAAAAGCTGGAGATGTGGCAGTGAACAAAGGTAGAGATTTTCATGATGATAATAAATTTGAAGAGGATGCTGAAAGATGGGCTAAAAAAGAGTTGTCTAAATGGGTGAAAAAATATAAGTAGTTTACAGTATTTCTGTTATATATATATAAGTAAGGTTATTGTATGAAACCACGAAGTGCCAAAAATAAGGGTAAACGGTTACAAAATAAAATCCGTGATCTAATCCTTGAAAAATTTGATTCATTAGAACCTGATGATGTTAGGTCTATTACTATGGGTGATAGCGGTGAAGATATTCTTTTATCACCTGCAGCCCGTAGATTGTTTCCGTATAGTGTAGAATGTAAAAACCAAGAAAAACTTAATATTTGGTCATCTTTAGAGCAAGCTGAAGAAAATAGTGGTAAACATACACCATTAGTTATATTTAAAAGAAATCGTAGTAAAACATACGCAGTGTTAGAATTTGATAAGTTATTGGAATTACTGAATGAATGAATCTAAGATAGTATATTTGTTAGATAGAGTGTTGAATAGTAAAGGTAGAAAATTAACTAAATTAAATGAATATATGTATTGGTCACCTTTTGTTTCACATCATAAACCTAAATTACAAGTTAATGTTCTGACTGGTAAATGGCATTGTTGGGTATCAGAAACAGGTGGATATAGTATTTTTCAGTTGTTTAAGAAGATAAGTGCTCAACAAAAACATTTTGATGAATTAAGAGAGTTGGTTGATGATGATTATTGGGGAGCGCCAAGGACCCAAAAGACCCTGAAAAAATCGGTTTTACTTCCCAAAGAATTTAAGCCCCTTTGGAATGGTGATAATAGTGTTGTTAAAACACACGCATTAAGTTATTTACATAAAAGAGGAATTTCTAAAGAAGATATTATTAAATATAATATTGGTTATTGTGATGTAGGATTATATACCAATCGTATTATAATTCCATCGTATGACTCAGAAGGTGAGTTGAATTTTTTTGTAGGTAGGGATTTTTATAAAAGTAAAATGAAATATCGCAATTCACCAACTACAAAAGATGTAATTGGTTTTGAACTTTTTGTAAATTGGGATGAACCAATTGTATTGGTTGAAGGGCCCTTAGATGCTATTACTGTAAAAAGAAATTGTATTCCATTATTTGGAAAAACAATAATGTCTAATTTATATAAGCAAATTATGAAGAATAATGTAAAAACTATATATATATGTCTAGACAATGATGCTATGAGTGATAGTTTAAAGATGGTAGAAAACCTATTAAAAGAAGAAATAGATATTTATCTAATAAGGTTGGATCAAAAAGATCCAAATGAAGTTGGATTTGAAAACTTTATTCGTAGCATGAATGATACGAAAAAAATGAGTTTTTCTAATTTAATTAGGTATAAACTAAATGATAAATCAAAAAGATATATGGAAATTTAATGAAGATGATTGGAAAGTACATATTAAGGATGAAAATATTCTTAATAAACTTGCAAAAAAGTTTGGCTTGGAACGTTCCACTATTTATTATGAGAATGGTATTTTCACTAAAGAAACATCATGGGATATTATAGTGCCTGATAAAATGATTAATAAAGTAAAAAAATACATTAAGGAAAATACTTGATAAAAGAAAACGTTGTAAAAGTTCCTTTTCGTAAATTAAAATATATACACCACATATCAGATATACAAATTCGTAATCTTAAACGACATAGAGAATACGAAGAAGTATTCAATCGTTTATACGAAAAGGTCAAAGAATATCCAGAGAATGCCGTAGCATATATTGGTGGTGATATAGCTCATTCTAAAACAGAAATGTCA